TCAATAAACACAATGAGTTCACAACACAAATACGTAAACGCATTGACCGTTCAAATTTTCTGTTTGACGCTTCAATGGGTGTTCATGATTTCCACAATAATCACTTTTATTGAATGGACCGACACGCTAAAATTGATAGATTTCATTCCTTTCATTGCGTTCTTGCATTACACAATGAGATTTCACACGCTGAATCATGTGTACATCAATGATTGTATCGAGAATTACAACCAAGAAGTTGAACGTGTAAATCGTTTGCCACGAAGATTAAGACGCATTTGCATTCGATACATGGATAAAGCCCTACAAAATGAAGTGCAAAAGGACTGAATTTCGTGATCTCGCTGGAATAACAAACGCTAATTTGTCCACGTACATCAAACGTGGCAAAGTTGTATTGGATCCAGACGGCAAAACTATTGATACCGAACGAAGGGAAAACAAAGATTTCCTTGAATCGCGTTCAAAGAATGGCAAAGGCTTGCTTGCAACAACCGTAGTACCGTCACTAATTCCAGCTGTTGATGTTCCACAATACGAAAAGCAAAAGCCATCGCGCAAAGTAATTAAGGCATCCGAAACGGCAACAATCTCAAAATACAATTTGGAACTTGAAAAAATGCAAGCCGAATTGGACAAAAAGATTGTTGATACACGTCTTGCAGAACAAAAACTTGCAACTTTACTAGGAAATAACATACCGATTGACTTGGTTTTGACCATAATTGCACAACTTTCAAAGTCAATTATCAATAATTACAAGTCATTTTCCGAACAACAGCTTACAGAAATTTGTCACGTTCATCGTATTTCAGAAGTGGACCGTGTAAAAATCATTACAATGAACACTAAAGGATTGAATAATATTCACTCCAAAGCCGTAAATGACGCACGTATTCAGATGAAAAGCGCGGTCGGTGCATCTAAATTACAAGAATCAACAAACGATGAAGATGAATTGGGAGATTGACGAATCAATAATTGACCAAATATTTGATGCTGCAGAATTTCAGATTTCAGATATTTTACCGAGTGAGTGGGCTGAACAAAATCGATTCATGACATCGGACGTTTCTGCAATGGAAGGAATGTACACATTTAACAATTCGCCATACGTTCGTGAAATTGTCGATTTCCTTTCACCATCTAATCCTTATCGCGTTTTAGCAATTATGAAAGGTGCTCAACTTGGTTTATCTACAGGATTTATTGAAAATGGTATTGGATGGATAATATCACAACAACCTGGTAACATTCTTTGCCTTGTTGGTCACGATGATTTGGTTGAAAAAGCGATGGGTAAAATTGATAACATGATCGATACAACCGGAATACGTCGATTAATTCATTCAAATGCTAATCGAGCAAAAAATAATAAGTCAGGCGATAAGGACCGTTCAAAAGAATTTACCGGTGGACACTTAACACTTGGTCCAACAAATCATAAAACACTTCGTCAAGTTTCTTATAGATACGGGTTTATTGATGATTTTGAAGCCATGAAAAGCGATACAAAAGAATCTGGTGCAACTGTTCCAATGATCATGCAGCGTTTTTCTACATACGCAAAAACAATGAAGCTAGCCTTTATCTCAACACCCGAAGTAAAAGAAACATCAAACATTGAACGCGAATATTTAAAAGGCGACCAACGAAAATACTTTGTTCCATGTCCATGTTGTGGTGAATACATCACTTTTGAATGGGAGTGTGACAGCGAAATTGTTGAGAATGGAAAAGCTGGAATCTACTACGAACTTGATGAAAATAGCGAGTTAATTACAGATTCTGTTGGATATGTTTGCCAAAAATGTAATCAGTTTTTTACTGATCAAAAGAAATCTGAAATGCTTTTGGCTGGTGAATGGCGACCAACTGCAAAAGCAAAGGATCCAGAATACACATCTTATCATATTTCATCATTGTATGGACCAACTTACATGTTTGGATGGTTTAAATACGTTAAACAATATTTAGAAGCTAATCCACCAGGACAACCACGTGATGAAAAATTGCATCAAACATTCGTGAATCTTGTACTTGGTGACACATACGAACAAAGCGGTCAAAGCATCGATGCAACAAGTATTCAAAAAAACATTCGTCCTTATCAAGTTGGTATTGTTCCAGAACGTCAATCAATTGCGGATGGAAATGGTCGAATCGTTTTATTGACATTTGGATCCGATTTAAATGGTACCGCAGAAGATGTAAAATTAAACTACGTTGACGATGCTCGATTTGATTGGGAGGTAATTGCATGGTCGGAAAGCGGTGCTTCGTATTCAGTCGAACACGGTTCAATTGGTACGTTTCAACCAGCTTCAATGCGTGATGTGAAATTTCATAACCACCCCGACCGTGTGAAATGGTCGTATAAATTTGGTGCGGAACATTGCGTTTGGGATGAGGTTGACAAACTTCTTTCAAAACGTTGGACGCTTGACACAGGAAAAGCACTGCCAATTTTTGCAGCTGCAATTGATTACGGTCACTTATCCGAATATGTTAATCCTTATGTTGAAAATTCACAATACAACGTTTATGCGGTCAAGGGTGACAAATTACAAGATTCTGGAATCTTCATTAACCAAGATTACAAACCGTTTTCAATCTCAAAGGACAATGCGAAATTGTGGATTTTGAATGTGAATAGATACAAGGATCTACTTGCAACACACATTGGGCTTGTTTGGAATCCACACATTACAAAAATTCAACCTGCAGATTTCATGAATTTTCCAACGCCTGAAGATGGAAAATATCAATTACATAATTATTTCAGTCATTTTGAAGCTGAACACAAGGTTGTTGATGAAAAATCAAAACGATTTGTTTGGAAGAAAAAAACGGCAAACGCACAAAATCACTTGTTTGATTGCCGTATTTATGGAATGGCAGCACGTGACATCTTTATCAACGAACTTTTTAAAGAAGCGAAAGTAAAGAATGGAACATGGAAGGATTATGTTGCTATGATTCCGAAATAAACTTTCATTGTTTTCATCTGTTTTGTTTTATTAGTGATGCTCGGAATGTGAATTTTATTTGTTTCATATCTTACTTAACCATTGATTATAAATTTCTGTTGCTATTTGTGCGGTCATTACGGGTGGAACTGACATACCTATTAGGTAAGCTGCCTTATTGGTGATAAAATTATAGTCTAATGGATATGTTCCAACTTTACAATATTCATTACTGCTAATTTTTATTGGTAAATCATACTTGACTTCACAACTTTTTGATATAACTGTTGGGAAAACTTCGTTTGAATGAATAATACTTGTATTAAAATCACTTCCTTTTCCATTTATTCTTAATGTTATATCTCCAAATGAATGATCTGTAGGAATTCTATTTAACCATCTTTTATATGTCAATTTATCTTTATTTAGTTCACTACCATAATTATCTTCAATTTCTTTAAATAATATAGCTTTTTCGTTAAATTTCAATTCTATTTTTGGAATTTCTGTAAACATATCTTGTTGATGCAAAAAAGGGCTAGCTAAATCTTTTCTTAAACAAATAAAGAACACCCTTTCACGTCTTTGAGGCACTCCCATTTTTGAAGCATCAAGTAAAAAGTGTTGGCAATAGTAGCCAGCTTCTTCAAACGCTGTATAAATTCGTCTCACATAATCTTTTGCTGACCCTAAAAGCAAACCTTTTACATTTTCAGCTACCACTATTTTTGGTTGTAGTTCTTTAGCTAAATCAATGAAATCAAAAAACAAATTATCTAAAACCTGTTCCGCTTGACCTTCACGAAATTTCTTTTCTTTTCCCCAATCTTTCTCACGATTTCCAGCCATTGAAAAACTACTACAAGGAGGTGAACCATCTAAAATATCTAATTCATATAGTTCTTTTGGTAAGTCTTTACGAAGTTTAAAAGTTTGAATAGGCTCTAAATAAGCGTATTTAGGGTTATGATTCACTTTGTATGCTTCAATCATTTTAGGGTCAATCTCATTGCATCCTAATACATCAAACCCGGCTAACTTGTATCCCATAGTAGAACCTCCACCACAAGCAAAGCAACTAAATACTTTTCCTTTGTCTTTTGTGAAGTTTGCATCTTTTAATGTCCATTCGTATGGGAATTTATGTTCTATTTTCATCTGTTTTGTTTTATTAGTGATGCTCGGAATGTGAATTTTATTTGTTGTACTCAACAATTTTTCGACCTTGAAAATATTTAATTGAATCACCAACCTTTGCATTCTGGTATTCGTTAATGAATGTTTGTACATCTTCTTTTGTCCAACGAATCGAAGATGCAGCGTTGCGAAACTTCTTTTCAATATCCATTCGAATCATCGAATGATGGTCCATCAAATATTCATCACTCGCAATGTGGAATTTTTGAGCTGTCGAAACTTTTACACTAGGATCAACCACAACAGGATATTTGACACGTGTTGTTATTTCTGTATTCACGGTTAACTTGTGAATGAACGGCATGTAATATTCTTCTATTGGGTCAAGAATCCAATTGTCTTGTTTGTAATACGTGCGCATACGTGTTAAAATCACATCTGCATCCGTTGTTTGCATCACATGTTTTCCGTAATCAAACATTTCTTTTGAATAAAAATGGTCAGCAGCTGACAAAATAAAGTGCGTGCATCCTGAATGTTTCGCAACTTCAATCATATCATTATGCTTGTTGCGTTCGTTTTGCTTGGTGGATAGTGAAAGATTTGGTTCAAAATGAATAATTCTGCAACCAATACGCAATAAAGCTAACTGAGTTAATCCAATTTCCTTTGCGTGTATTCCAGATTCACCAAGATTTGAAATTCCTTGCATACTCACAACAATCATGTCAACATGTTCTTTGTGTTGCTCAATCGAACGAATCAACATGTCAACATCGTCACCTGTCCAAAACGTGTATAAAATGGCTAGTTTAGTTTTCATGGTTTACTTTTTCCTTCGCTGGGTTACCATAAACAACTGCCTTTTGTTCAACGTTCTTTGTTACAACTGAACCCATTCCAACCACAGCATCCGAACCGATTACAATACGGTTACGCACCACGCAATGCAATTTAATCTTAGCACGAAACGAAACAACACAATAACCACCTAAAACAGTTGACGTGCAAATCTCACAATCATCGTAAATCTTTACATCATGTCCAATATGAACGTGTGCCATTAATAAATTGTTATTCCCAATCTTAGTACACTCCCCTTCATTAAAAGGTCGCTGAATGGTAACCAATTCAGAAATCACATTATTATTTCCAATTTCAACAGTTCCTTTGAACTCGTTTTGATTTTTTCCACGGATCTCACCATTCGAACCAATTACGCAATACGCTCCAATTGTATTTCCTGTTCCCAATTTTACATTCGGGTGAATGATTGCGGTTTTATGGATATTATTTCCATCAATATTAATCCAATCGCTGTTGTATAAATCTTGGTTCATTATTTCATTACAATTATAGTTAAACATACTTTTAGCAATTCAAAATCTGCTGTTACCTTTTCTAATCTGCTAGTAATTTTATATGTATCTGATGAGTGCTTTTTATTCAGTTCAATCAATTTATTATGGTGACCTCTACCAAGACTTTCTAAATGTGTGATTTTGCCTTTTAATCTTTTATTCTCTAATTGAAGTGAAGCTGTTTTATCATCGTATTCAGCTTCATAACCAATGCTAGTTAAATGCCATGTAAAACACTTTTCGCACAAATAAACACGCGTAGGTTTCAATTTTCTTTTAGACGTTTCTTTCAACTTATTTAAGTAGTATTCTGCTGTTTCCTCGTCCGCATATCTAATCTTTTTACATTTTGCATCTTGATTCATTAACGGTTTCATTTCTTTAAATTTTTAATTTTATCAATAATATCAAATTGAGTTTCAAGCACAATGAATAACGCTAAAATTATAATAACGCATATCAAAATAAATCCATATATTGG